GATGGTGGCTTCGGAAATGGAGTATCGATATGAGTCTTGAGCGATGCGCATATTGCGGACTGCAGCATCCGACAGCGCTTTGCCCGTCCACCTGGGGCGGCAGCGCGGCACGCGCGAATCTGTGGTGCAGCTACTGCGGCAGCAATGACCATGACGTTCAGTTCTGCCCGAAGACGGCAGGCGGCCTGGGCCAGCGCCGCGCGAATCCGCAGGGCGCGTACCTCGACCGATAGGCGGGGGTGCCTAAAAGTCTGGCCGCGATGGCTGGAGACCGTGCGGTTCCCTAAGTTTCGCGCGGGTGGGATTTTCAGATAGGGGGGGGTCTTTTTTCTAGCCCCCACAGATCAACAGGGTCAGTTTTTGATGGAAGGAGACCGTTATGAGCGTGCAGCCCCGTTTGACCGGCCTGCCGTCGGTAAATGGCTCGAAGGCAGCTGCGATGGATCGCATTGATGCGGTTATCGAATCCCGGATACCGGATACGCTGAGCAAATTGTCTCCCAGGGAGAAGAAGATCTGGCGCCACGTGACGGAGGCGCTGCTGGAGTATGGCCTGATCCATCGAACCGATGCGATGCTGATGCACATCATCGTCAAGACCTACATCCGGTGGGAGGATGCTGAGGTCGGGTTGGACAAGTACGCTGAAGGCAATAGCGGCAGCTACATCATGGAAAGCGGCAACGGCTACATGACGCCGCACCCGCTCTATTACGTGGCGCGCGATCAGAAGAAAGATTTGATGCGCTACTTGCCGGAAGCCTGCCTGACGATCATCTCCTTCAACAAGGTGCAGGCCGCCGAGATTGCCGCCAGCGCGCAGGGCACGCTGTTCGATGATCCGGTCGCTGCGTTCAAGGCGCAGAAGGCCGAGATGGGCATCCGGAGGGTGAAGTGACCGCCCAAGTGGTGGACACCTCGCAATCGACCTTCAACTGGAACGAGTACGGCCTGCAGGTCATTGCCGGTGAAATTCCCGTCTGCCGCTGGACCCGCATGGCAGTGGAGCGGCATTACCGCGACTTGCAGACTGGCCATCTCCGTGGCCTGGTCTTCTCGGATGCCCACGCACAGCACGCGCTGGAATCCTTCCTGTACCTGCGGCACTCGAAGGGCGAATGGGCGGGGCAGCCGTTCGTGCCATCGCCGTGGCAGCAGTTCTGGGTGGCGCTGGCGTTCGGCTGGCTGCGGGAGGACGGCACCCGGCGATTCCGTGAGGTGTGGGAAGAGGTGCCGCGCAAGAACGGCAAGAGCACCAAGCTGGCGGGCGTGGGTCTGTACCTCTTCTTTTTTGACGGGGAGGGCGGGGCCGAGGTGTACACGGCGGCGACGAAACTGGAACAGGCCAAGATCACGCACGATGAAGCGCTGCGCATGGTGAGGGCTAGCCCCGCGCTGCGTCGCCATATTTCGGAGCGCCGCAGCGAATTGTTCGTGCGCGGCAAGGCCGACAAGTTTGTGCCGTTGGGGCGGGACTCGGATTCCATGGATGGCCTGAACCCCCACGGCGGCATTCTAGATGAAGTCCATGCACACCCGAACCGCGAGGTGTACGACGTGATCAAAAGTGGCTTCGGCGCCCGGCTGCAGCCGCTGCTCTGGCAGATCACGACGGCTGGCTTCAACCTGGCCAGCTTCGGATACGAGCAGCACTGCTACGCGAAGAAGGTGGTGGAGGGATCGATTGAAGATGACGAGCTGCTCGCCATCATCTACACCGTGGACGATCCGGAGAACTGGACCGATCCAGTGGAATGGGCCAAAGCGAATCCCGGCCTGGGCGTCTCCGTCTATGAAGCCGGGTTGCGGTCGGCCTGTGAGGCGGCGGTACGCAAACCGACCGAACAGCCCAACTTCAAGACCAAGCGCCTGAACATCTGGCTCGCCGGCGGCGAAAGCTGGATCGCGACGGCATCCTGGCGCAAATGCGCGGACGAATCGCTATCGTTGGAAGACTTCCTCGGCGAAGAGTGCTGGATCGGGATGGACCTAGCCGAGAAAAGCGATATCGCTTCGCTCTGCCTGGTGTTCCAGCGCAAGGGAAAGTTCTACGTCTTCTTCCGCTTCTATCACAACGAGACAGAGGTGGAAAAACCAGAGAACGACCATTTCAGGCGATACGAGCAGCGCGGCGAGCTGCTGGTCAACGAAGGCAACGCTACCGACTTTGACGCAATCCGGCGTGACCTGATGGACTTCTCCAAGAAGTTCGATGTGCGCGAAGTGCCGTATGACCCGAAGTTCGCCAGCTATTTCGTAACCAAGCTGGTCGAGGCGGGCCTGCCGATGGTCGAAATCTCGCAAACGTCCAGTCACTTCACCATGCCCATCACCGAGGTGGAGAACCTGGTGCTGACCGGCGAGCTTGTCCACGAGGGGAACAGCGCCATGGAATGGATGATGAGCAACGTGGTCCTGCGCGTCTCGAAGTTCTCGGGCCTGAAGCACCCAACCAAAGAGAAGCAGTCGGAGAAGATCGACGGCCCGGTCAGCATGCTGATCGCGATGGCTCGCGCACTGCTGTTCCGCGAGGAGCGTATCGAACAAGGATTTGTAAGTCTATGATGATTGACACCGTAAGAAACTGGTTTGGATTGGGGCCGAGTGATGTGCAGACGTCTGCACACACCGGCGAACGGTCCGAGCCGACATTTGTGCAGACGTCTGTACAGGATTCCGCCACAAGCACTGTTATCCGCTCCAGCGACCCACAAGTTATTGACCTGTTGGGCGGCCCGAAGTCTGCATCCGGCTTTGCGGTGACCGAGACCAGCTCGATGCGCGTCTCAACTGTGTATGCCTGTGTGCGCCTGATTGCCTCCACCATCGCAGATATGCCCGTCAACGTGTACGAGCGGATGGTGGGCTATTCGCAGGAAATCGCGTCGGACATCTGGTATCTGCTCAACGAGCAGCCCCATGCGCTATGGACAGCCGCCGCGATGTGGGAATGGATTTTGAAGTCCATGCTGCTGCGGGGGGACGGTTACTGCGAGATCCAGCGCAACCGGCGCGGTGAAGTGATCGGGTTGCTGCCGCTGCATCCTGACCGCGTGTGCGTCGATCTGGTCGATGGGCGCTTGCGCTATTCGATCTATCCGGAAGAGGGCAAGCCGTACGGACGCGATCAAGACGACATGCTGCACTTCCCGGGCTTTGGCTTCGACGGGCGCAACGGCATGTCGGTAATCCAATATGCGGCGTTCCAATCCATCGGCATCGCGCTGGCGGCTGAAAGCTTCTCTGGCAAGTTCTTCGCCAATGGCGCGACGCCGAAGCACCTGATCAAGGCCTCGCACAAGATGGAAGAGGAGCAGATCGACCTGCTGCGCCGCACCTATGAGGAAAAATACTCTGGTGTGGAGAACGCGGGCAAGCCGCTGGTGTTGACCCAGGGGCTGGACATCAAGGAACTGAGCCTTTCGTCGGCCGACGTCGAATTGCTGGCAAGCCGCAAATACCAGGTGATCGACATCTGCCGCGCGTTCGGCGTTCCGCCCGTCATGGTCGGCGCGCAGGAGACCACCAGCAGCTGGGGCAGCGGCATCGAGCAGCTGGTGCTGGGCTTCGTCAAGTTCACATGCCTGCCACACATGACGCGTATGAAGCAGGAGCTGAACCGGAAGCTGTATCGCACCAGCGGCAAGATCTTCGTCGCGCATGACTATGACGCGCTGTTGGCCGGCGATACGAAATCCGAGGCTGATTACATGCGTCAGGCGGTTGGCGGCTCGCAAGGCCCTGGCTGGATGACGCTCAATGAGGCGCGTCGCAAGAAAAATTTGCCGCCGGTTGCCGGTGGCGACGTCCTGTATTACCCAAAAAACGGAAAGGCAAACGATGAGCAAACACCTCCTGCAGCTGCTGCGCGATAACGCGCGGCGAGAAGGCAGCGGTATTCATACGCTGGTGCGTGACGAGAGCGCAGTGATCTACCTGTATGACGTGATCGATCCGTACTTCGGCGTCAGCGCTGCCGACTTTACCAAGCAGCTGGACCAGCTCGCGAACAAGAAGGTATCGCTGCGTATCAATTCACCTGGCGGTGACGTGTTCGAGGCGCGGGCAATCGCCACTGCCATCGCGCAGCATGGCAACGTCCATGCGCAGATCGACAGCCTGGCGGCGTCGGCCGCGACTTATATCGTCACGGCGTGCGCCAGTGCGGAAATCTCCGATGGCGCCTTCTTCATGATCCACAACGCGTGGACGTTCGCATATGGGAACAAGGAGGACCTGACCAAGACGGCAAGCCTGCTGGACAAGGTGGACGGCACTATCGTCGCGGACTACGCGAAGAAGACCGGCAAGAGCGAGGATGAGATTACCGCCTGGATGGCAGAAGAAACCTGGTTCACCGCGCAAGAAGCAGTGGACAACGGCTTCGTGGACAAGATCGTGCTGCTGGCCTACGAGCGTGAAGCGCAGGCACCGGCCAATCGCGGCGCCTGGAACGTGGCCGCATTCGCAAAGGCGCCGAAGGCCCTGACGGCGCCGCCGAAGCGCGAGCCACTGGATGAGAAAGCGTGCCAGGTACAGCGCGCCGCCAACGCAAACCGACTGCGGCTGCTGGAACTGACCACGAACTAACACCTCCGCGCTCAGCGGACCCACGAAGCCCGATGGAGCGATCCACCGGGCTTTTTTCATTTCTGATATCGAAAGGCAATACCCATGGTAATGAGCATCCAAGCCAAGCGCGACGAGAAAAACGAACTGGCACGTCAGGCGCGCGATCTGCTGGCAAACAAAGGCGACCGCATTTGGACGGCGGCAGAACAGAAACAGTTCGATAGCCTGGCGGACCGCATGGAAGAATGCGACCGCGACATCAACAACATCCAGCGCGTGATGGATGAGCACGCGGAGGAGAATTTCCAGGACGTTGACCAGTTCAAGATCGATCCGAAGAACAAGGTTCAGAACGAACGCCGCAAGCTGTATGACCGCCTGTTGCGCGAAGGCCCCAGCGCGCTGACCCGTGACGAGCTGATGTCGATCCGCGATACCACCTCGACCGGCACGCCAGCGCAGGGCGGCTACACCGTCGAAAGCTCGGTGGCGACGCAACTGATCGACAGCCTGAAGGCGTACGGCGGCATGCGCGAAGTCGCCAGCCAGATCACGACCACGCAGGGTAATGCGTTGTCCTATCCGACTTCCGATGGCACCGCTGAAGAAGGCGAATGGGTTCCAGAAAATACGGCTGCGTCCAGCCAGGACCCGACCTTCGGCACGGCCGGCCTGAACGCTTTCAAGGCCAGTTCGAAGATCATCACCATCCCGATTGAGCTGCTGATGGATTCGTCCATCGACATCATTGCGTTGGTAAACAAGCGCATCCGTGACCGCCTGGGCCGCACTTTCAACCGCGGCTTCACTACTGGCACCGGCACCGGCCAGCCGACTGGCTGGGCAACTGCGGCAAGCGTGGGCAAGGTGGGGGCAACTGGCCAGACCGTGACCATCACCTATGAAGACCTGGTGGATCTGCTGGAATCGATTGACGAGGCGTATCAGCTCAGCGGCGATTGCCGCTGGCAGATGCACCAACAGATGCGCAAAGTTGTCCGCAAGCTCAAGGACGGCAGCGGTCGCCCGATCTGGGCAGACTCCTATGAGTCCGGTATTAAGACCGGCGTGCCTTCCCAGCTGCTCGGCAAGGACGTGCAGATCAACAACGACATGGCGGTTCCTGGTGCAAATGCCAAGTCCCTGGGCTTTGGCGACTACTCCAAGTACATGATCCGCGACGTGCTGCAACTGCTGCTGCACCGCTTTGAAGATTCCGTTTACGCGTCCAAGGGCCAGGTCGGTTTCCTGGCGTTCGCGCGCGCCGGCGGCAACCTGCTCGACGTCAATGCTGTGAAGTCCTACCAGCACCCAGCAACCTAATCGTCATCGGCGCCGCTCATGGCGCCGACTTCTAGTGAAAGGAGGCCTCTATGGCCAGCAAGACAACTGTAGTTCGCATTCTCGTTGACACGCCAATCGGAAGCAAGTCGTACAAGCCCAATACCCTGGTCAGCCTGCCGGCGCGCGTGGCTGCTACCTTGGTGAAGGCAGGCGTTGCGGACGACACCGACGAAGCCATCATCTACTGCCGTAGCACTGGCGTGGAGATCGTGGAGCACGCCGACGACGCGGCTGCTGACGGCAATGCCGGCGGCGACGGCGCGGACCAAACCGGCGACCAGTAGGAGATCGCATGCGCATTGAACGAACCAAGATGCGCACGCTCGGGCCTACGGTACTGCCGGTAACGCTGGAGGCGGCCCGGACGAGTTTGCGCGTGGACGGCGATGCGCTCGACGCGATGATCAATATCTGGCTCGCCGGCATCGTGAGCGAACTGGAGCATGAGATTGGCCAGGTGCTGATGGAGCAGTCCTGGGAAGTGCGCCAGAACGGCTTCACGCCGCGCGTCAAGCTGCCTCATCCAGTCATTGCCGTAACCGAGGTTGTTTACCGTGATCAGGCGGGCAATGAATTGACCCTGGCGCCGACGGAGTATCGCGTGGTACGAACACGCTACGAAAGTGTGCTGGTGCCGGCGTCGGGGCGCAACTGGCCGCAATGCTGCAACGAGTTCGATGCCGTGACGGTGCGGTTGCAGTGCGGCTACGGTGCGACACCGGATTCAACGCCTGATTCTGTGAAGCTGTACATCCTGGCGAAGCTGGTGGACCAGTTCGATCCAGTGACGCAGTCCGACCGGGGCACCCGGCAGTCCCAGTTTATCGACCGTCTGCTCGATTCGTGCAGGAGCCAGCTATGAGCTTGTCGATACGACTGAATAAGCGGCTGCTGCTGCAGCAGAAGGTTACTGGCCAGGATGCGGCTGGCCAGCCCCAGGAGGACTGGCGGAACGTCATCCTTGACGGTGACGGCCGGGTGTGGGCGGAAATCGTGGACCTGTCTGCCCGTGACTTCCTGTCCGCCAATGCGGATCAGACGCGTGTGCAGACACGAATCACGATCCGCGCTAGGCCGGGAGTTACAGCCGGTATGCGCGCGCTGCACGGCAATGTCGTATATGGCGTTGTTTCGCCGCTGGAGCGCGATGACGGCTCACTACTGCTGATGTGTTCGAAGGAGGTGGGATGACCTTCAGGATGGACATTTCGCAGTTGGGGCAGCTGTCCCAGCAGCTGAAGCAATATGGTGAAGAGGTGCGGGAAAAGGTGGCGTTCGAAGGCGTTGCCGCGATGGCGAAGGTGGTGTACCTGGACGCGCAGATCCGAGCCCCGATATCCGAAGCCGCGCACTTCTTCTACGGCCGCGACTCGAAGCGAACCGGCGTGCGTTACCTGTTTGCTCCGGGGAACCTGCAGCGCGCCATCTACCGTGCGTACTCGCCTGAGCAGTCCGGTCCAACCCGGAAGCTGTACCGTATCAGCTGGAATCACCGGAAGGCGCCGTACGGCCACATGGTGGAGTTCGGCACATCGCGTGCGCCGGCGCATCCGTTCTTGCGGCCGTCCATGGCCACGATCCCGGAAGCCATCGACGCCGGCAAGGCGCGGATGGCGCAGGCACTACGCGAAGTGAGGATGGCTGCATGAGCGAAGAATCCCTGATCTTCGGCGCGCTCAAGGCGCTGGTCGATAGCCGCGTCTATCCCGACGTGGCGCCGGCCGGGGCTGCGGCGCCGTACATCACGTACCAAGACGTCGGCGGCCAGTCGCTCGGCTTCCTGGACGGCTCCGTGCCGGACCTGCAGAACGCCCGCGTGCAGTTCGCGGTATGGTCCAAAACGCGCGTCGAAGCGAAGGCATTGCTTGCCGCCGCAGGCGCCTCGCTGCGCTCCATGCCCGGCATGCAAGTCGCCGCCCTGGGCGGCCCCTCTACTGACTACGACCCGGAAACGGGTCTCCGTTGCGCCAGACAGGACTTTACCGTCTGGTGTGACACCTGATCGACCGTCAGCGCAACGCTGACCTTACGACAATCGCCCGTCATGGGCGCAACACGGCCGCCATCGAGCGGCCATTTTTTTGCCCGAAAGGATTTACACATGGCTGTTTCCCTGCCAGACGGCGCTACGCTGTCCCTCGCAACCCAATACGCTGCCGCGATCAGCATCACCGCCGTATCGAACGCGGTGCAGGCTGTTTGCCAAGCTGCTGGCCATAACCTGGCCAACGGCGACCTGGTCGAAGTGACCTCCGGCTGGTCGAAGATCAACGGCCGTATCTGCCGCGTTTCGGCACAAACCGCCGGCGGCTTCACCCTGGAAGGCATCGACACCTCCGACCAGTCGCGCTTCGTGCCGGGCGGCGGCGTTGGCAGCGTGCGCAAGATCACGGCGCGCCAGCAGATCCAGCAGATCCTGGACACCCAAAGCTCGGGCGGCGAGATGCAGTTCACGAAGTACGAGTTCCTGGAGAACGACTTCGAAACGCAGCTGCCGACCAAGGCCAGCGCGCAGGCCCTGTCCATCGAGATCGCTGACGATCCGTCGCTGCCAGGTTACATCGCCCTGAAGGCTGCTGCCGAAGCGCGCTCGCCGCGCGCCCTGGTGGTGGCGCTGCCGAACGGCTCGTTCCTGCTCTACAACGGCATCTTCTCCCTGGACGAAACGCCGTCCCTGACCAAGGGCAAGGTGATGTCCGTGAAGTCCTCGTTCAGCCTGCAGGCCCGCCCAGTTCGCTACGTGAACTAAACCTTTTGCCCTCGCGCCATACCGGCACCCCTACGCCCAGCAGGTAGCTCCTGCTGGGTTTTTTTATTCGATCACAGAAAGCACAAAAACCATGGCAAACAAAGTCACCCTTGGCAATAACCCTGAAAATTTCGTCAAACCGGTCGAAATCATCCTGCTGTCCGGAACCGTGGCGGAGATGAAGATCCGCTTCAAGTATCGTACCCGCAAGGAGTTTGCAAAGCTGCTGGACGACCGAGCCGACGCACTGGAAGCGATGGTGAAGCAGCAGATCGAGGAAGCTGCCGCTGAACTGAAGGCCAACCCCAACGCGCAGCCGAAGCGCATTTCGACGGTCGAAGAATACGAGAAGCAGGACGAAGTGATGGTGGGCCACGTTCTGAACATCGCCGATGACTGGGATCTGTCCGATGCGTTCAGCAAGGAAAAGCTGCTGCAGCTGGAAGACGAAAACCCTGGCTCTCTGACGCGCATCGCGCAGGCCTATGCGAAAGCCGTCGCGCACGTTCGCGAAAAAAACTGATTGACGTCGCCTCGGCGATGTACAGCAAGCCTCCAAAGCGTGAAGAACTGGAAGCTTGGGGACTCACCGAGGACGACGTCGCCCGGACCGTGATCGTGTTTGAGGAAAACGCACAGGTCTATCGGCTGTTCCTCTACATGCAGACGCAATGGCGCGTTTCGATGGGCGGCCCGCTCGGGCTGGACTACGGCGTTGCAATGCGCAAGATGGATCGCATGCAGCTGACGGACGTCGAATACGACGAGCTGGAAGCCGATCTGCGAACAATGGAATTCGCCGCGCTCGAAGCGATGCGCGAGAAGTAGCCGCCTTAGGGCGGTTTTTTTATTGAGGTATCTATGTCCAACACGATTGGCGCGGCCAGCATTGAGCTGTCCGTCGAGTCCAGTGGCGTGGAATCCGGTCTGCAGCGTGCTGATGGTGCCATCGTGCGCACCGGCCGCTCGTTGGCGACATTGGGCCAGCAAGGCTCAGCCGCGCTCGACAACCTGGGCAGCGGCAGCGGGCAGGCGGCAAACCGCGTTGAGGCGTCCACGCGCAGCCTGATTTCCTCTATCCAGCGCACGAGCGCTGTGATGGAGGCAGGCGAACGAGGATCGCGCCAATACTTTGAAGTGCTGGCCAACCAGCGCGGCGTGAATGCCGACGTGCTGCGTCCCTATCTGGACCAGCTGGAAGCAGTGCGAACAC